AGCATCAAGGTTATTTGTATAATTTACATAAATAGGCCACTCAGAACATGTTTCGAATAAAGCTCCAAAATTAGTTGTTATTAAATACAATCCAGAACTCATAGCTTCCAAAGCACCTATACCAAACGTCTCTTCAAACACACTTGGATGTGTCCACATTTGATAATCAGTAATTCTATTTAAAATATATTCATGTGGTTTATAACCTACGTAATTTACATTTTTTAAATACTCAGCTTGATCAAACAAAGGCTTGTATAAATGTTCGTTATCTCTGTGAAACTCCTCTCCATATATTTTTGTACTTGAATATACATCTAAAGTTACATTTGGATTTTTAATATATTGCATTGCTCCTAAAATAACGCTCAGGCCTCTCCATGGAGTCGAATGATATATTAATTTTATTGGATCACCTTTTTTGTAAACTTTTCTTTTTGGAAAATGATAACAACCATTTTTTATAACCATACTTTTTTCAGTAGGTATTTTAAAGTAATGCCTAAATTTTTCATAATTCCAATGTGAATTGAAAACATACCAATCGTACTCATTATGTTTTTTAGGATCACTAAAAAAATCAAAAAGATTTGGTTGATCGTAAGAATTTTTTTGCCAAAGTATATTTAATTTATTTGGATCTAATGGGACTTTGTAAGGTATAGAAGTACAAATTTGTACCTCATCTAATAATTTATTATCACAGTGCTTATACAACATTTCAAGTTGTAGCTCTGTTCCTCCTCTGGGCTGCATTATTTTTTAGTGCTACCAAACAAAGTCAATTTTGCAACTGTTATCTCAACATGTTGAGAAAAATCATCTGCAGTAGTGTCAGTGTTTGGATCAGCAACGTCAGCATCAAAAGCATCTTTAGACTCATAAACTTTACCTGTAGTCTTATGTTTGATTACTTCTTTTGCTTCAGCTGGGATTCTTGGTAGTTCATCACTCATGGTCTTCTTCCTTGTTTGTTGTATTTCTTATAATCTCTTTTCTCATTTTTTGAAAGCCTTTTCTTGTGCCTTCTTGGTCTCTTCCTTGGTTTTGGTCTTTCAACAAATGCTTTAAATTTTCTAGCCATTTTGTTGAGATCTATCTAGCAGTGCATATGAAACTATACCTTGTATTTCATCTGCCGTACCTGCTGTCATTTTTAATATATCACCTGCTTCTAAAACTAACGTATAATTTATTATATCTTTTGAAGCAGATCCAGTGACAGCCTCATTAAAAATTCTAAAGGTTGACGATGCAGAAGTATCTGTGACTTGCACATTTAAACTTACACCACTACCAGAACCATTATTTATCTGTATTTGTTTAATTAAAATAGTAGCATCAGTTGGACAAGTTAAGACACTCAACGTACCAGTTGAATTTAAATCTATACCTTGATTTTTATATTGTATTGTCATGATATAAACCAATTAAAACTATCTTGTTCTTCTTTCAAATCAAATTGAAATGAAAAATTCAATTGATTTTTGAGTGTATCAATAGCTTCAATTATCTGTCTTTGATTAGTTGATTCGTATTGTTCCTTTGGTTCAGGTACAAAAATATTTATTTTAGCCATTATCTATTTCTACCTCTATCTGGAATATTTGTTTGTGTTGTATAACCTAAAGGTGACTGACCTCCTGTTACAACATTTCCACTAGGTGTAGGAGTAGGTTGCTCAGGCATACCAGTATTTATTTGACCTGTTGACATATCTTGCATTGTTTGTTTTTGTTGTGGACTTGCGTGATCTAATTTAATTTTTTGTAAAGCTAAAGCATCTTTTCTTTGTCTATCTTTTAATTCAGCTAATCTGTCTCTTAATTGTTGTGAATCTTTTTTCTGTAATGTTTTTGTTATAGTATCAATTCTTTTTTGATAAGCTTTATCTAAACCTATATTCATTTCTTGACCGTATTTACCACCTGTTATTCTATTTAAAAAACCACCACTTATTGGGTTGTAACCCTGCATTAAATCACCCTCAGCTATTCTTCCAATGCTATCTAAGCCATAAAGACCAGAAAAATAATCTCTACTTGCCGTGGTAACAGGATCTTCTTTAGGCAAAAGAGCTCCTAACAAAGCAATACTAGGTGGCACAAATTTTCTTTTCTTACCTCCTCCTAAATTATTTTGTATTATTTCTTTACTACTTTTTTTAACTTGTTCATTATAAATAGGTGCGATACCTGCTTGTTGCGATAACATAAAATTTCTGTAAGTTCCATAATCACCATACTTAGCTTGTAAACCAGGATTATTTAAATACTCTGCTAGGTATTCATCTTGCATCATTATCTTTGTCCATCTGGTTGTATATCAGCTCTAAATGTTCCATATCTCCAACTTTCATCTGTTGACGTATTTGCAACTTTTAAACTCGCAAATCTAGATCTTGCACGGGTATCTACTTTATCAGTGCTGCTTGTGATTGTAAATGGGCCCAAAGGAGATGATGTTGCGGTGTCCGTTGGAAAGTCTCTAAGGTTAATTGTTATTTGTGCATTGCCTGATATCAATTTAAAATCAGGCACAAATCTTCTCATGGACATAAAAAATTGACCATTACCTTCTACATCTAGATCAAAGGATCCTGATTGTATAAATGCAGGTATTGCTGTTTTATTACCTACATTATCAACTTGATTATTTCCCACCTCGTGAGCGTAGTATAGACTTGATCCATTTATGTTAGTAACACCTTGAATTACTGGAAATGTAGGTGTTCCTGTTAAATTAAATTCAGTAGCATATGGCACGTCAAAAAGAGTTGCATCACTCCATGTTGTTCTTGCTAATGTTCCTGTTGTCCAAGTATTCTCATCAAAATTGTACGTTACAATTCTGTCATTTACTGAAGATCCATTTTTTGGATAAAACCAATTTATCTCTGAATAAAGATTATTTAAACCTGCATAAACTAATTCACCACTATCATAATTAATACCTAAATTATCTCCTTTACTTGTAAATACAAAATCTTCAACTAAACATGGAAGACTTTTTACAGTACCATCAAATACAAAAAATCCTCCTGCTTGGCCCATCCAATAAACTTTACCATCAATATATTTTATTGAATTCATGCCTATAGCACCACAATTTGATCCAACCTGTCTTACAGAAAACGTAAATGGAGGTCCAACAAACTGAATTATATAAGCAGACGTATCTGTTAAAATCAAAATGTAATCTTTACCTTTTGCAGCTCCAACAATTTTAGTGCCAGAATCTAGTCTCAAAGTCCCTGCAGTATTTATTGATGTTGGTGAGTAGGTAGTTAAACTTTCTTGATCAGAAAATCTTACAAACATTTTATCTTGTGTCGCAGTATTACCAATTGTTGTTTCAGTTCCTAATACTATTAAATGCCTATCTCTTTCAGATACAACTGTCATTACTGAAGCTGTTGGTGCTCCTGATATTAATGTTGCTCTTGTTGACAAAGCTGCTGGAACTGATGCTATTGGACTCCATGAAAAACTTTTTCCATTTTTAATTGTAGCAACTAAAACTTGACCAAAATTATCTAATGACCATGAACCAGGATCTAATACTACATTAGTTGTTAGAGATTGTTGTCCCCAGGCTGTATAATATTCAACGGTTGCACCAGAGGCATGTGCGGATCTAGTTCCCGCTACAGCTCTTGTTATACCTGTTAAGTCATTTGTAGATACACCGGTGTAGGAAATAAATTCTGTTCCAACCTTAATAACTCCAGAAGTTGGAAAACCTGCAGTTGACGTTAGCGTAATGCTGGTACCAGAGCCTCCCGTACCTGCAGTGTCGTCTTGTAATAAACCGTTTAAGTTATTTGTAAGTCCAGAGGCACCACCAAAAGTAGACGTGCCCCAACCATAACCTGCAGTTGATGTAAGAGGCCCAACTTTTTCATATGGGTTAATGGTCGCTGATCCGCTGGCCGATACACTTGTACCTGCGTTAGATGCCATTGTAATAGTAAAAGTATCTAATGTTGGAACAGATATTACTTCAAATGGGTTATCTGTAAAATTAGCTGCAGTATATCCTGCACCACTAGGTGGTGTTACTGAACTAAATGTAAATATATCTCCAACCTCTAGTCCATGTGTGGTTTTATTTACTGTTACGGTAGCTGACGTATTTACTGTAGTAAAGGTAGCTCCTGTAATTGCTGTCGATAAAGGTGTGATATCATAGAAAGCGTTTCCATAATAAACTAACAATGCTCTTGATGTTCCTAATACTGCATAAACATTACCATCTAAATCAGCGTATATATGTTGCTGTCTGACAGCTCCTACTAAACTATCAGCTGTTAGCTGTTCCCAACCACCTATTTTTTCAGGTAGTCCGTATCTGAATCTTACATTATCTCCGTCAACCCACTGACCTTCAGCTCCTACTTCAGTGACTTGTTTGTTGAATCCTGGTCTTATTAGTACGTTTGTTAATGGCATATGTAATTATAACATATTTATATCACTTCATAAACATTTGGATAGATATTCGAGGCATAATAGGACTTAATACAGGGTTTACTTTGTGGTCAAGAGGAGCTTTTACTATGACTATAGAGTTGCCAACTATAGGCAAAAAACCATATGCTTCAGTATCAGCAAACATAAATTCACCTCCCCAATGAATATTCCATTTATTGTTCACGTAATATGTTGCCCCATATTTCCATTTATTATCGCTGTGCCAATTAATTCCTGACCTGTTCTTCATGTAATGTATTGAAGTATTTATAGATCTAATATCATCATATTGAAAATGAGGATTACTTAAAAGACTTACCTTAAGTTTTTCAATTGGTGGGTAGGCTGTAACGTCTACTCTTTGTGGAGCTTTAAGATTTTTGTGTAAATTTTTATCCCATACATCGCTTGCAGATTGTAAATTTATATCTCTTCGTTCTTGGATAATAGAATTATGTATGGTTTTATATGTGTCTTTATCTAGAAAATCATGAATCCACCAAAGTTTGTTTGGTATTGTGTATATTAATTTCATACTTCTAAATCACTTTTAAACGTGTTATATGATATGCAATGTTAACACAACCGTTTTTTCCTGTGATGATAAGCACAGATAAATATGAAAAAAACGAAGAGCTTTGCAAAGAAGTTTTAGATTATTGTATTGACCTTTCAAATCAAAGAAAAAATGATGTAGCTACTGGTTGGATATCGAGTTCAACTTTTAATACACTAGACATGTTAGATATTCTCAAAGAAGAAAAATTTAAAGACCTCAACGAATGGGTTTTTAAAACAGCAAGTGTTCATGGTAATTTAATGGGTTATCCAAAACTCAAACCTAGAAGTGGTTGGTTTAATGTATATTATAAGTATGACTTCCAAGAATTTCATTCACATTCTATGCACCATGTTTCATGCATTTATTTTTTAAAATCAAATCCAGAAAAAGATGCAAGAGTTTTTTTTGCATCCCCAATATATGATTT